TTTTTCTTGCAATAAGTCGTTTGTTTTTGCTTCAGGACTTTCCAAGCACAAATTAAAATGCGAACCATATATATCATCGGATCAAGTAATAACCAACAATGGAAACGAATTAGAAATAATCAAAAAACAGTTATCGGACCAACAAAATACAATAGAAGACGAACGCAAAAAAAATCAAGAAGAAAGAGAAAGACATGAAAAAGAACGAAATGAATTACGATCCCAAATTAATATGCTTCTCGAAAAACATGCTTCAAATCATAGTACAACTAATAACACACAAAATATTGAAACTCAAAATAATCATATTACTATTCAAATCAATGCATTCGGTAATGAAAATATCGATTATTTAGATGACAAAACAATCAGCAAATGTATCGAAAGAGTGTATAAATCTATTCCAGCGTTGATTGAAAAGATTCATTTCCATCCGGATCATCCTGAGAATCATAATATAAAAATAACCAACAAAAAACTACCGTATGCAACGGTAATGGGAAATAATCAGAAATGGAAAACAGTGGATCGAAAAGACGCGATAGAAACTATGGTACATAACGGATATAATTTATTGGAAGAAAAATATCCAGAGACGCGATCGATGCTGACACAACAGAAACAAGAGCGTTTTGATGCTTTCCGTACCAAATATGAAAACGACGATAAATGTTTGAGAAAGCAATTAAAACAAGAAGTGGAATTGATGGTATTAAATGGCGGACAGTAACAAATTATTTGTAAAAAAATATGTAAATAATTTGCACACATAATTATACATAATATTTCAAAAGAGAATCAACGTTAAATTCAATTGTTTTATACTTACCTTTGGGTTTTTGTTTGTATTGTTGAACCATAGATTCTGTAATTTCATTTTGAGGAGTATGTTTATGAACAATTCTAGAAATCATTTTATATAACTTGAAGTTAGGATATCTTTCTTCTCCTGATTTTTTGTACAAAATATTTTTGCCTGAATCATCGGTGCACCATCTACGAATGGTTTCAACCAATATAGAATCATTTTTATAGTGATCATCGTCGATCATAAAATCGTACAAGGAACAACCTAGTCTGCATAAATCAAAACTAGTATTGGGTTCTAATAATGGTTTTCGTTCATTCATGAAAGGAGGGAAATTGTATTGACTATGAGCATCACCACCATCTGCGAAACTATCACTGCAAAAAATCGTTTCTTGGAATTTAAAAATAGAACGCCCAAAATCAATAATTTTAAATATGCGACCATATGTCGGGACATAGTATTTTTTTTTATTTACTTCATATAGAATATACTCAATATCCGTGTCAATATAGGCAATATTATTAGTATGAAGATCATTATGTGTGAATGAGAAACATTTTTGAAAAACTAATAATGAAAATACAACTTGAGTAAGAGCACTTTCTATACCAGCTTCGTCGATTTCATTACGTTCAAGTAAACTATCTAAGGTTCCATTGCATTTTTCCATGCATATAAGTTGTACTGGAAAATCATAAATAAAAACGGTTGTATTTTCTTCATGATCATCTGAAGTAATAGAACTAGAATCGGATACAGAATATGACTTCGAACCACTAGTATCGTCGTCGTGGTTATCAGTACCGTTACCACTATCCGAATCGTCGGAACTGTTACTTAATTCACTGTCATTGGAACTATCTGTTTCATAGTCCTCTGATTCAACGGAAGGATTATCCTCAATAGCATACATTAATTCTAAGTCATCTCCTTCATGTACTGGTGTACTTGATTCGATACAGTCACATTCTATAGAATCTGCAATAATTTCTTCTTCGACGATAATTTTCTTCCTTTTGTTGCATGTATTTTTATCGATGGCCATGGAACCATAATCACTTTCAATACGATAGAGCTTATTTTTATGATCGTTGAAAAAATCAGAATCCTCTAAGTAAGAAAGATCATCGGAAGCATTGAATTTAAACTCTTTTTGGATAGCCAAATAAGATCCGTAATAATCTATAGCGTTTGGGAATTTATGGTGATTCAGCATCTTTGAACATAAGAAATTAAAAAAACAATCCACATAGGCAGTATTATTATAACAGGATATTTTACTGATACATTCTGTATTATTCAAGGAAGGTAATATATTCAATTTCGTTTTTTCGTCTTCATACTTGCCAATCAAATAATGAATAGGATCTAGAAGAGGAGCGAATTTAATATGACTTTCGTGATTCTTTTTTTTTCCAGAAGAAATAATCGTTTCCGTATTGATGAATTCGTGAACCGTTTCAAAACTGATTTTATTGTGATTTTCTTCTGTCATATGGAAGAACTTCTCATAGATTGGATTATAGCATTGTACAGAAGATAAATCAAAAGGGTTATATTGTGTGTCATGTGGTTGTTGAAGTTTGGACCAATCAATAATACGACCTTTCTGATAGTTTAATTGAAACATATTTATGATTTCACCGAATATTAGATTTTCTATGAATGAACGAATAGATACGGAAACGTCTAAATGTATATTTTTTAATCTACTTTAATAGAAAATATGACTTTAGAATTAAAAAGATTCGATATGCGGACGATCACGTTTAAACCGAATGAAAACAAAGGACCGGTTATTGTGTTAATTGGAAGAAGAGATACCGGTAAAACATATTTAGTAAGAGATCTGTTGTTTCATCATCAAGATATACCGATTGGAACGGTAATTTCGGGTACAGAAGCAGGTAACGGCTTTTATGCAGCGCATGTTCCTAAACTGTTTATTCATGAAGAGTATAGTTCTGCATTAATAGAAAATATCTTAAGGAGACAAAAAACGGTACTGAAGCAGATCAAGAAAGAATACGAATTATATAAAAGATCGTCGATTGACCCACGGACTTTTGTAATATTAGATGATTGTTTATACGATAACAGCTGGTCACGTGACAAACTTATGCGTTTATTGTTCATGAATGGGAGACACTGGAAGGTCATGTTAATCATCACAATGCAATATCCCTTAGGCATTCCGCCCACGCTTCGTACCAATATTGATTACGTTTTTATTTTAAGAGAAAACTATGCGACAAATCGTAAACGAATATGGGAGAACTATGCCAGTATGTTTCCTACACTAGAATCGTTTTGTTCCGTGATGGATCAGACCACTGAAAACTATGAATGCTTGGTGATAAACAACAATGCGAAATCGAATAAACTACAAGATCAAATATTTTGGTATAAGGCTGAAAATAGACCTGATTTCAGACTCGGATCGAAAGAGTTTTGGGAAATATCAAAAGGAATGGGTTCCGATGATGAAGATGAAGCATATGACCCAAATAATGCACGTAAAAAGAAACCAGGCGCGCAAATAAGTGTTAAAAAAACTAAGTTGTAAAATAAAATAGAAACACAGAGTCATTATAAACTGTAAATCTCGCTTATCATTTTGGATAAGCGAGATCGTAATAAGCAAAAACCCCGGTGAAAAAAAAAGTGAAAACACAGAGTCATTATAAACTGTAAATCTCAGATATATTGTTGGCCACATGGGATACAATTGCGAAAGCAGCAGAATCCGAAAATATGTGTGCTGCTAAAATGAGTAGATACATAAAAAATAAAAATATAATAAACGATTATTATTATAGTGTTATTTAGCTACTAAAAGCAAACAAATAACTTCCTCAATAAAGAAGTTGGTACTTTATCTTTCAAAACAATCAATTCAATACAAGAGTTAATAATAGTATCCATGATTTTCAAAATATCGCCACTAACAGCCTCTTTATCCGGGTCTTCATCTAAACGATAGGACGCTAATAAAAATAAAATCAATTGAAGTACTGTTCCACAATCAGCGGGGTCAATTTTGGTAAAATAAACCGATTTGAAGAACTTGTAAAGTTCCTGAATAACAAGTATTATTTGTGGAATATCCTTTGTGTTGACCTTTTTATCTTCTAGAATTTGTTTGAATAAATTATCAATGTTCAAAAGACAAGTTTTATCTTTTTGTACTAATACATTGAACATATTAAACAG